GAATGGTTCCTATTCTTTCTTATTTAAACGTTACTTGTTCCCGTTTCAACGATGACTCTATGTCTAGATAAGGATACTAATGATATTTTTAGATAGCAGGTATGTAGATGGCACTCTTACTAAGACGTGGAATCCCAGAAAACAACAATATGATCTTGTTGTTTTAAGAAATTGGTCTACCTATGTTCAATCTTATTTTTATTATAATTGGGTAGAGACAGACCGTTTAGATAATTTAGCAACTAAATATTTAGGAAATCCATCTATGTGGTGGGAAATTATGGACATTAATCCTGAAATTTTAGATCCTTTTAGCATAACTCCAGGAACACAATTAAGGATTCCAAATGCGTGACCCTCATTTACAAGACAGACTTCATAATTCTTTTAAAGTTTCTTACCCAGATTTTCCTAGTATAACTGGAACAGTAAGATCTATAACTATTTATCAAGAAATGGGAAAACACGATATAGTAGAACTACGGTATCCACTATTTAATAGTGCTTATTTTGATGCAATAAAAACGGGTGTGCCAGTAGAGATAACTTGGAAAAACGACAAAGTATCTGGAAAGTTTATTGGTTATACAGTAAATGTTTCACACGTTGTTTCTCAGCAATTTGATAGAAGCGTAAAAATTTTATGCGTAGGTGCTTCCTATCCCTTAAAAGAACGTGCATCTAAAATTTGGATAAATAAAACAGCCAGTGAAATTGCAATTGATATTGCTACAAAATTTAAATTAAATCCAAAAGTTACTCCAAGTTCAATTAGATTTACTCAACAATCTTTGGCTGGTCATTCTTATTGGGAAAAATTAAATGAACTTGCAACACGTATTGGTTATGGTATACAAGTAGTTGGTACCGAACTTCACTTTCATCCTATAGATAAAATGATTGATCAATTTATGACAACTATTCCAAGTATGGCTTTTACAACTCCTTTAGAACATCCTTCAAGCAAAATGGTTGGTCCAACACTAGAGTTTTTTGAACCAAAAATTGGTGATTTTTTAGAGTCAAATGATTACTCAAGAACAACTCCAGTGGTGAGTGGTATAGACCCTGTAACTGGAAAAACGTATTCTGTTAAATCTTCGGCAAATAAAGTTGGAAAAAAATTAAGAAAGACAACAAAAGATCCTCTTTTTTCTAGTATAGAAACACGTACAGTTATTGAAAGCAACGCTATGGCTAAATCATTAGCCGATGCAAGAGCCCAACTTGGGCGTTTTGGAATTTCGGCTAATGGTATTGGTCAAGGAGATCCCCGAATTGCTCCTTGGAGGACGATTGAAGTTTCTGGAACTGGAGCACAAAGTGATGGTTTTTGGATTATAAATAAAGCCCAACATGTTATGGTGGGTGATGGCAGGTATGAAGTTGAATTCACTTGTTTAGCAGATGGTACTGGAAATAACAAACCTACTGCCTTTAGACCATCTTCTGCGGGAACTGTTCCTGTAAGAAACATAAAACATGAGGTGGCTACAAACAACACGGGAAAGCCAACATCTACTAAACTAAGTTCTGCTGCAAAAATGGTTAAACAAACAGGTGCTGGATACAAGATAACGCCTAGAAGATGGAGCGGTAAATAATGGCTGAAAAAGCATTGTCTCTTCCATTTTCAATTGATTCTTATGGAAATGTATCTTCAACCTCAGAGCAATCTAAAATATGGACAGATAGAGTTAGGTCTGTCTTAGGAACCACTGTGCGTGAGCGTGTAATGCGTTCAGGATTTGGAACTCTTATTCCTTTTTCTTTATTTGATACCGAATCATCAGCAATGTCTCAAGTTAAAACTGAAGTAAATAAAGCGTTTATTACACAACTTGCTTTATTAAGACTTGATAAAACAACTGTAACTGTAGATGAATATACAAGGGTGTTAACAATTGAAGTTGTATATGCATTGCCAAACAACGAAGTAGTAAGCACCGTCGTTGGTGTGGCCCTCATTGATGGTGCTAATCCAATCTATGAGGAGTTGCTATGAGCATAACCCCAGTATCAAGTATCCCAGTATCAATTGATTACACAGGAAGAGATTACTATTCATTAAGAGAAGCATTGATTGCTAGAATTCAAGAACGAGTACCAGATTGGACAGCGGCTGATCCTGCTGATTTTGGTGTTGCTTTAGTTGAGGCTTTTGCTTATCTTGGAGATGTTGTTTCATATTACATTGATAGAACCGCAAATGAGGCTTTCTTACAAACAGCAGTTCAAAGAAGTAGTCTTTTAAATATTGCTCAAACATTTGGTTATATACCTGCTGGTTATAGACAAGCATCTTTAACACTTACTTTTAGTAACTCATCTGATGGCATAGTAACTATTCCTGCTGGATCAGTTATATCTGGAGATGTTACAGTTGGAGACGCAGTAATAACGGTGTATTTTACAACTACCGAAGCAGCAGTTATTCCTGCTATTGTAGGAGAGTCTCCAGGAACTGATTCTGTAATAGCAACTGAAGGTAAATCAATTATTCTTATTGCAGAAGATGTAAATACCTACGGTGAATTAATTGGCACATCTGATGGAGTTCCAGATATGTCATTTGAACTTAGTCAAACTCCTGTAGTTGATAATTCTATTGAAATTTATGTTCAAGATGGCGATGTATATTCTAAATGGACACAAGTACAACACTTAATTGATTATGGTCCAACAGATCTTGTGTATGCAGTTTTTACTGATGATAATAATGTTGTTTCTATTAATTTTGGAGATGGAGTTTCTGGAGTAATACCAACATCTTATTCTGAAATAAGAGCAAAGTACACAGTTGGTGGTGGGGCGCTTGGAAATGTACCTACGGATACAGTAGTAACTATTAATTCTATTACTGGTTTATCTGAAGCCCAGGTAACGGCACTTCAAGCAGATGTAACGGTAACAAATTCAACCGTCGGTGTGGGTGGTGCGGATCCAGAAAGTAATGATCAAATTCGTCTTTCTGCTCCAGCAGCATTAAAATCGGGAAATAGAGCGGTAACATTAAAAGATTTTTCAGATATAGCAGTTGCAGTATCTGGAGTTGGAAAAGCAAATGCTACTGCTAGTGTATGGACGTCTGTAACATTATATGTAGCACCAAGCCGAAATGCACTTGATACCGATGTGGCTCCTGGTTTAGATGATAACGGGGATCCAACAGCCGAATTTAATACTATAAAAACACTTGTAGAAACAGCATTAGCAGACAAGGTGTTAATTGGAACAACTGTAACTGTTGTAGAACCTACTTACATTGATGTTATTCTTAATTTTCAATATGCAAAATTAACTCAATATACAACTGCTGAAGTACAGACTAATCTTAAAAATGCATTATTAACTGGTTTTGGTTATAATGGAGTGAAATTTCAAGACACTATTTATCCACAAGATATTGAATTTGTACTTCAACAAACACCTGGTGTTAAAACTGTAAAAGTTTTAAACCTTTATAGGTCTGGTGGAAGTAGTGCTCTAACAACGCTCTCAGGTAGTGCTGGAGAATTATTTAGATTTAGTGAAGCAAATCTAAGTATTAGTGAGGTCTAGTGGATCCCGTAACACGTTATTATGGAATTTATCGTGGCGTTGTAAAAGACAATAAAGACCCTAAAAAACAACGGCGATTAAAAATTTCTATTACTCAAACAACTGGGAATGAAATAACGGATTGGGCATGGCCTTTAGAACCATCTAACATAAGTATAGATGCTCCAATTGTTGGGCAAGGTGTTTGGGTTATGTTTATTGGTGGAGACCCCGACTATCCAGTGTGGTCTGGTGTTTTTGGTAAAAACCAAGGTAAAAATAAAAAAATATTTATCAAACCATTGGCTGATTCAACGTCTTTAACGGGATTAACTGCACACGTAATTACTGTTAAACAATCTGATGGAACTACAGAGGTTGATTTAATTGCCACTATTATGGCTTTGGCTAATAAAGTTAAGACATTAGAAACTACTGTAAGTGGGTTAAAGACTACATTAGGTACAAGATCTAGTGGTGGTCATACCCATACAACGAATGGATAGGTAGTTAAGACAGTAAATAAAGGGCAAACAAGAGAAAATAGACCGTTAGGTCTGAGAGGAAAATAAGTGACAGCATCATATCCCGCATCGGTTAAGTCCTTTACTACAAAGGTTGACTTTACTGACACTGTCCTTGCCGAGCATGTAAATACTCTTCAAGAAGAAGTAAATTCTTTACAAGCCAATCTTGGTACATATATAAAAACAGGTTCTGGTTGGGTTGGGGATGTTGATTTTGTAACTACAAATTGGAACACTTTAAAAGACCGTCTTGCAAATATTGAGTATGGTCTTAAAGATGTTTATGATGAATACGTGTCAGATCTCGGTGGTTCTACAATTGTCTCTGCGGCTACTGGAACTAAAAGCCTTGTTATAAAAGCCAGAGCAAGTCAAACTGCTAATTTAATTGAATTTCAAACTTCAGCATCAACTGTTGTAACTAAAGTACAACCAGACGGAACTATTTATACAAGGGGTAAGGAACTTGTACCAGTAATTTACGCAGCAAGTCAACCAACTGGATCAAATTTTGCTGCTGGAACTATATGGGTTGATTCATCTACTGACGTGGACGCAACGGTTATTACAACGGGTGGATCATTAGTTGACACTCTAATGTTAATGGGAGGTTGATATGGCAAAGGCTTCGTATATCTGGACTGGAAGTGAATGGCTTCCTGTTGCATCCGCATTTCCTACAGCGCATCAAAGATTTATAAAAGATAGCGCTGCAACAACCTATATTCTTGGTGTAGATGACATTAGTAAAGCCATAGTATTTAGTAGTAGCAGTAGCATAACTTTAACAATACCACCAGAATCAACTTATCCTTTTGTTAATGGACAAACTTTTATTGTAATTCAAAAAGGAAGTGGTGTGGTAACGGTAACTGCTGGTAGTGGTGTTACACTTAGATCAAAATCTAGTTACGTTAAAACTGCTGGTCAATATTCTGAAGTTAGATTAATAAAAATTGGAACAAATGAATGGTTGTTATCTGGCGATTTAAGTTCGTAAGGGTGGTAAATTGTGGCTAAATATGGCGTAAATTATTATGGATCATCTACGTACGGTGCTCTTGCAAAACTTGCTTACTCTGTTGAACCAATGTCTGCTTTGGCATTGGACTTTTCAAGAATATTAATTTCTTGGCAAATTCCTCGGGGAACATTTACTCAAGTTCGGTTAGTAAGAAATCAGGCTGGCTATCCCGAAACATCCGAAGACGGTGTAATAATTTTTGAAGAAACAGCAACCGAAGGAAATGTTTCCCGTGTTTATTTTATTGATGGAGAAACAAACCCTACAGATATCCCGTTAGTTACAGGAAGACAAACGTATTATCGTTTTTTTATATTTACAAGTGAAAAGGTGTGGAGAACTGCTGGATCAATATCAACAGTTCTTCCAAAAAATCATGACGCTCAAAAAAACTTTATAAATACATTACCTCGAGTATATACAAGTGCAGAACAAAGCCCTTTTGGAGCAGTAAATACTGTTTCTACTTTATATAAATTTATAGACGGAATGTTATTTACTCAAGAAGAGTTTTTAACAAAATTAGATTTATTAAGGCCAAAGCACACTGGATTAGAAACCCCCATTGAGTTGGTTCCGTTAGAAACGGCAAACTACGGATTAACATACGAACCTACGCTTCCAACTAAAAATCAAAAAAGACTTGTTCGTGAAGCATTGTATATGTATTACAGAAAAGGAACTAAATTTAGTTTAGAAACTTACTGTGAATCTTTAACTGGATTTGCACCCACAATAGTGGTATCTAAAAATAAATTATTAACTGTTCAAGACTCTACTTTTTATAAAGGAATTGGAAATTGGGTAGCAAGCAATGCAACATTAACCTCAAGTACTGAACAAGTACCTGATACTAATAGCAATCAAATTGACACTGTTTATACTGGTAAAATTGTTGCAAGTAATTCTGGAAGTATGGTGCTTGGTGCTTCCAACATAATTACTAAAGGAGTACCTGTTAGCCCATCTACTCAATACACTGTATCTTGTAAATTAAAAAGTCCAACAAGTGCTGGAAATATAACTTTATCTGTTAGATATTACAACAAGTATGGAATTGCAACTTCGGCTGCAAAAACAGCAACTGTTGTTGCAGCAAACAATACTTGGAAATCATCAAGTGTTACTTCTACATCTGATGCTACATCAATATATGCAATTATTACCATTGCATACAGTGCTGCTGGAACTTATTACATTGATCAAGTTTGTATGCAAACAGGAGCATCCGTAGTTTATGATGAGGCTCGTAGTATTGACATATTTTTAAATCCAAAAAAATCTAATTTAATTAAAAATCCATCTTTTGAAACTAACGTAACAGATAGTTGGACAGCAACTGGTTCACCAACCATAACACAAAATGTTGATGTTTCTGATTTAGCGTACTCTGGAATAAAGAGTGCTAAGGTAGTTGCTACTGGTGCTTGGACATTAAAGTCCAACACAATGCCAATTACAAGAGGTATTTTTTACACAGCCTCTGGATTATTTAAGGCTACAACAAATTTAACTGTAACTTTAGTAGCAAGAAATAGTGGGGGAACTATAGTAGGGACTAGTACTACGTCTGTTTTAGGCACTGCGGTTAACTGGTCAAAGTTTACATCCACAATTTTAACGGATGCAACCTTATCTACAGCAAGCACTTATGAAATTGTTTTTTCAGGAGGTTCTGGCACATTTTATTTAGATTGCATACAATTTGAGAAAAGTCCAAACGCAACAGATTACTTTGACGGTTCTTTGCCTTCAGATTTTGGAGCGGTATGGGAAGGCACCGCACACAATTCCTACTCTCATTTATACCCAACAAAACCACAGAAGATTCAACGTCTAGGTAAGACTTTAGTTGACTGGGTTCCTCAAAATACCCTATGGCGCCTACGCACATATGGCGGAGTGGAGTACACGACCACTACGGTGT